GTCACACAACATACGCAGCAAATTACGCTTGCCTGCATTGGTTAGTTCATTGAGTTCGTATTTCATAATGTTCATCCTAAGAAATGGGGCTTTTGCCCCACAGGTTTAATATGCTTTGCGGTCGTGTTGGACTTGTTCGTTGTAGCAGCGGAGATTTAGTTCAAGAGCAATTTTTTGATGTTCTTGTAAATAGCTAAGATAAGAGTTTGTTGCTTTTTCTTCATCTTCAATTGCAAAAGTTTCAATGCAATTTCCGCCAAAAAACAACTCGATGCTGTCAAACTTATACCGGAGTTCGACTTCAATATTGTCTACAATTATGTCAACATTTAAGTGGTTGACACCGTGTTTGACACAAAGGGAAGCCAGTTTTTCATCGCTTAAAAGTTGATATTTGTTCATAATTTTCATCCTAAGTTGTCTATGGCGTTATTACCATAAACGAATATTAAGCTAGCTTAAAAGATAAATAAAGGGGGTAAACCAACTTTTTTTTAATTCGTTGCTTTTTGGCTATAAATTGTTTTTGATCTTGTAGTACTGCAACAAGCATTGAAAACAACTAAAAGCATCGTCTAGTTCATCAGGGCTATGCTCTATCAGCAAAACTTGACCATGTTCGTTAAAGTACACGTTAGCGCATCTAGCCGTTGGCATACCCAAACCAACGCGGTAAGCCGCAAGCTGCATAATTTGCTCGAAGTACGGCTTTGTTTTGCTTACATCGCCAACCTTAGATTTAAAGTCAATAACCACGTTAGAGCCGTTTAAATCAATCTTGCCACCAAACCCTGATGAATGAGCAAAAGACGCTTCAGCAGCCCATTGCTGCGCTCCAAAGTGTGTTGTTATGGTTCTATCAACCTCAATGGCGTAAAACGGCAATATGCCAATTTCTTTCCGGCGATAAAAGTTTTCCAAAACACCGTGCATACGGTTGCCGCGTTCTGCGGCTTCCTTGCCTGTTGAGCGGCTATCAGTCATAACGCGCTCAAGCCATTCGCTTTCTGCTTCGTTTTCATGCCGCGGCAGAGTAAGCGCAGCAAGAAGCAATTGCTCAGACTTCCAACGATCAAGACCGGGCTTTGCAAGCTGACCAATGATAGTGGTCACACTTGGCACTAACCCGTGCTCACGGGCATCCCGTACCGTTGTGTTGCGTTGCTTGCCGTTTTTGCCAATGATTTGATAGGCGGGTTCGCCAAGTTTTGTATACCAATGTCCAGATTCGGATTCGTGATCTTTGATTATCATTCTTCTCTCACTTTTAACATTGCATCAGAATAATGATAAGCAAGTCTTGCAACCTGTTTTACGTCTAAACTTTCATCATCAGTTGATGGAATTGTCCAGTTTTCACGCATAATTTCAGCAAGAGCAATAGCGGCAAAATAATCTCTTAATGACATACCATGAGCCATGTTGTCGGCAAGGTAAGTGGGGAAAGCGGGTGGGCTAATCTTCATTTTCTTCATTCCAAATTTGTTTAGCGTGGTCTATAAAAAAATGCTGCGCCGATGAAAAAACGCCCACACACTCAGCGTATGTAAGCATATTGTTTTCATAAGCCTCACCAATAATGCTTGTAAGTTGAATCATCAAATTATTGTAGTCATTTAGGTTTTCTTTCATTTTTTTCCTAATTCTTTAAGTAATTCTATGGCTTCAGCAAGCCAACGAGCAGCTATTGGGTCAACCGTATCACCCTCTTGTATTTGCTGAAGTCTCCAAGCAGCCAATATTGCCTGTTCGTGTTTATTCATTAGAATGGTATGTCATCATCCATATTAGCAACAGAGCCACCAGACGCAGCCGCATATTGTTGTTGTTCTGCACTTGGTTGTGCTAATGAGCGATATTCTGGTGATTTGCGAATAGTGTCTTTGATGCTGTCAGATAGCGACTCAAAAACTTGTTCATCAAACTTATCTAAGCTAAACAATAAAGTTGAATTAACACCTTCAGGCAATCCTGCTTTTTTGTAAATAGCGGGGACACCTGACACACCTTTAAGGTCTGCGTATGTCATGTCACCTTTTACACGATGGCTAATGTTAACCATGCAAAACTGACCAAGTACCGCAGAAACATTAAAGCCACGCAGTTCATCTTCGCTAAATGCTTTGCCACGCCAAGCCTCAAGGTCACGGCGCAAGTTAGCCTTTTCACCCAATGACATCGTATATTCTTTAGATTGAATAAGCGGCTTGCTTTCCGTAGTCAATAGTGGTTTGCCTGTACCGTCCTCGCCATGCAATTCCCAAAAGAATTTGGCTTTGCGTAGCATGTTGACTTTGCCTTCGTATTCGCGCATCTGCGTACCTAAATCAATAATGCGATACAAGCGGGCTAAATGCGTTCCTGCGGGTGCGATTTGAAATTGTTTGCGTTCTGAATTTGAGCCAGTAACAATCATTTTGTTTCTCCAAAGATTTCGTCAAAATTGTAAATAACGGGCAAAAGTTTTGCGGGATTGTGTTTAGGAAGGTTGCAAGCATGACGAATGATGCTCATGTAGTTTTGCGTCACATAGCCTTGTTCGACTTTGTCTAATGCTTCGGCTAGACGTTGTTCGTATTCCTCTTGAAACTGCTTCATTTCATCCATTTTGTTTCCTTTGTGTGGCGTAATTGCCAATAGCTATTTTAATCTAACTTAAAAGAATAGTAAAGCCACCTTTATTTATGTTAAGATTACTACATGAACGCAAACGAAATCATCAATGTACTTGGCGGCACTTCCAAAGTGTCAAGACTGTGTAGCGTATCGCCCGCGGCGGTTTGTCAATGGCGCAAGAAAGGCATACCAGAGGATCGCATGATCTATCTTGCCGCAAGCCTTGAGAAAGCCACTAACGGCGCAATAACACGCAAAAGTTTATTCCCTAACGATTGGCACAATATTTGGGTAGAGCTTGCCTAAAAATGATAGTATTTAATTGTGGGTGTCAGGGGTTAGCGTCCTGATTTTTATGCAAGCAACCTAGCAGACCAGAGTTTCTTGGCAGGCACTCGCACTCTTAGGTTGAGTGTTTTAATTTTCTGATGGAATCGTGCTTTATCGAAACCCACACTTTACTTAGATTGAAAAGTAGTTCATAATTTAGTCGTTGATGTAGCGTCAATGTAAGCCGTTTAAGTCTGTGTCTTGCCCGCAAGGGAATCCCTTAAAAAAGGATCGCTACCAAGTCACAGATTTAAGCGGCTTTTTTGTTGCCACACTTCCGTCAGGGAGCGTTATCAAATGGGGTTAAATCGCCCGCACCCAATAAAGATTGGCTAGTCATACACCCGACAGCAAGCCACGTAGCCTTAAATGGGGACTACACAAGACCAAGGGACATCGGTGGGACAAGACCTTGGTTCGATTAAACATTAACTCCGCGTAGGACTGGTATCTACAAGATATGGGTCAGGTAGGAAAGCATAGGCAACCCCGTGCTTACCACCCTTGGGGAAGGTATGCTTAAAAATAAATTAAAAAAAATTAAAAATATCGCTAGACTTATCTTTTAAGCGGGCTTAATATTCGTCTATGGCAATAACGCCTAATTATGAAAAGGATGAACAAAATGAATTTAGTCACGAAAATTGAAGACCGTTTGGCAGAAAACAAATCCGGCGTTAAGACTTACGCAACATACGAATCTGCAGAAAAAATTGGCAACAAACTTGGTTCTGATTATGCGGCACGTTGCGGCAAAACAGACGCAGTTGAGTTTATTGTTGTTTTCCTCCCAAAGACACAAAGATTCAGCGTAGTTTTTCGCTTAATGGATTTTATGACTAAGCATCAAACAGGCGGCTATGTTGGCGTGTTTGCTCAACAAGGTTTCTTTTCAATCTAAACAACACGGGGGCGAAAGCCCCTACAAAGGATAAACAAAATGAGAAAAATCGAAAAACAAATGATGAAAGCCGTTTTTGACCGCAAATCATTTGACTCAAGCAATACAAGCGTTGTTTACTTGCCGGAAGATGACCGCAGCCAAGTTTTTTTGCACAATCACCATATTGCAGACTTCCTGCACGGTGAGCGCAAGGTAGAGGTTAACGTCAACACGTTAAGGAAATGGTCAACGGCTACAACTAAAAGCCGCTTGCGTGCTATGTGCGTCAACGTGTACACCAAAAACTATGTCACGTATTTGGATGGCGTAGCCGTTTAATTAAAGAGGGCGAAAGCCCTCTATTGAGGATGAAAATGAGCTTTGATGATTTTTGGTCTAAATACCCTCGCAAAGTGGCTAAAAAAGCTGCTATGCAAGCTTTTGCCAAACTACCTATAGATGAACAGGAGTTAGCCGTTGACACGCTAGACACGCATTTAGAGTACTGGAAACTGAAAGAAACGGAATCCGAATTCATCCCGCATCCCGCTACATGGCTCAATCAAGGGCGTTATTTTGATGAGTTAGAGCTAAAGCCTAAACAGCCTAAAAAACCCGCATTGCCTTGGTACTCTACCGAACAGATGACAATGGATAAAGCCCGCGAGTTAGGATTATCACCAAGACCGGGCGAGGACATGGGACAATTTAGGTCAAGAATTGCTCAAAAAGTAGCGGAACAAGCATGAAAAATAAACCGGAAAAAATTAGCAAGTTTGACAGACCGGAATACAAACCGCTTAAACGGTTTGTTAGACCCGGCAGCATGACCGTATTAGAAGCACCAAGTCGCATACATAACACTTTGTTTTACCCAAATGGCGAGGTTAAACATGAAAAGAAACCAGACTGAATTGATGCGCGTTTTAAAGAACGTAGATGAATGGCTAACAGCCGCACAGATTGCGGAACGCTTAGAGGTGCATCCCAACAAGGTTAGAAGATTAATGGACACGCCACCATTTAAAGACGTTGTAAAGGGCATATACGACACAGGAAGGTCTAGCGGCAAATACGTTAAGGTTTATAAGTTGATGATTAAACGATCAAACTCAGACCAAGCATTAGCACTTGCCAAACAACATCAGGGTATTTGGGGTCAGCTTAGTTGGTCTAACAACATGAAGGTAGAGTTGATATGAAAATAATAGACACGCTAAGAAAAGCATTTGTAACGCATCAAGAGGTAGACGAAGTAGAGGAATACATTAAGCAACTTGAATTAGACGCAGCAAGGTACAGATGGCTTAAAAAGTACACAAGCCAGTTATTAATGGTTACAGAGCAACAAACCGATGAACAAATTGATACCGCAATGGGGAAACAAAATGACAGAGGATGAAGCATGGGACGAATTGGAACGCAAGCAAGCAAAAAGATGGAACACAACGGACATGGCGCATCGTCCAAACGGGTTGAGCGTTGAGCAAGCAGAGAAGCAAGAGAAACTTTGCAAATCTTGCGGGGGGATAGGACGGGTGGTGTGTAATGGTAGGTGTATGCCTAAACAAGAGCCTGTGGCGTGGATGTACAAAAACGGAATCTATATGTCAGATCCAAGTAATTCGGTGTCTCCAGAATTTGTTATCACACCACTCTACACCGCACCACCCAAGCGTGAATGGGTCGGGCTGACGGATGATGATGCAAAAGAAATATTTGTTACCACGCACGAGTTGACTGTTGCTATCCGTTTAATCGAAGCCAAACTAAAGGTAAAAAATGGACTTTGACCCACACGAAGCAATTGACTACATTTATAAAACAGCCCCTAAGTATGGCAAAGCAAAAGGCAAAGTGTCAGAGCTAGAAACCTACAAAAGCAGCCTTAAAGCTATTCTGATGAAACAATCCTACGAAACCGCAATTGGGGCGCAAGAGCGTGAGGCATACGCACATCCTGATTATCAAAACTTATGCAAAGCTATTGGTGAGGCAACAGTTATAGCCGAAACAATCAAATGGCAACTTGAGGCAGCTAAAATGCGTTTTGAGGCTTGGCGCACCGAACAAGCTAGCAATAGACACCTAGAAAGGATGACAACGTGAGAGCTTTTACAGTTTATTTTTCTTTTAAGCGTGATTTAACTTCCGTTAAACTATCAACACAGTTTGAAGATGAAAACTGGATTACTAAGGCTGATATTCTTAAAGATGCAATTGCAGATTTGCAAGAATTGTACGAAAAAACACTTACAGAGTCTAAAAAATGAACGATTACTCATTGTCATTTATAACGATTTCAGCCTTGCTTAAACACTACGAAGCCGCAGTAAATAAGCATAACTATCAAGAAGCCGCAAGCATTGCTGTCGATATTCAGTTATTAAGCCGTGATTTGCAACAATGGGCGGAAGATGCCAAGCAAAGCTGAAAAGAAGCACTATGACCGCATTGCACAGCTTGGTTGTAGCTTATGCCGACACCTTGGTTATGGTGAAACACCTAGCCACATACATCACATAAGACGGTTAGGCATGAAACGAGAAAACTCGCCAGTTATACCGTTATGCCCTGAACACCACACGGGCAATAGTGGCGTACACGGGCTAGGCAAGAAAGCGTTTGCAGACCGTTACGGCGTGACAGAGGAAGATTTATTAGCCCAGACAGAGGCGTTATGTCCGTAACCTTAGAGCTACCCCTACCACCAAGCATGAACACTTACTGGCGCAACTTTAGAGGTCGCACGGTATTAAGCGCAGGCGGAAGGGAATATAAAATAACCGTACAAGAATACGTTGCGGCGCACAATTTACCTAAGTTTGGTCAAGAAAGGCTAGGCGCATCGATAACCATATTCCCAAGGGATAAACGGGCAATAGACCTAGACAACCGTTTAAAGGCTTTATTTGATAGCTTGCAGGACGCAGGACTATTTGATGACGATAGCCAGTTTGACCGCATTTATATATGCAGAGGGATGATTAAAAAAGGCGGCGGCTGTACAATAACTATTAGTACACTAAACAGGACAGAACATGAAAATTGAACAGCGCAAAGTGGAATCGCTTATTCCATACGTTAATAACAGCCGAAAACACTCTGATGAGCAAGTGGCTCAAATTGCCGCAAGCATTAAAGAGTTCGGTTGGACTAACCCCATATTAGTAGACGGTGACAACGGCATTATTGCGGGTCACGGACGCTTAATGGCGGCTAGAAAGCTTGAAATGGACAAAATTCCCGTTATTGAGCTTGCTCATCTTACAGAGCATCAGCGCAAAGCCCTTATTATTGCCGACAATAAGCTTGGTCTCAACAGCAGTTGGGACGAACAGTTGCTTATGCTTGAAATTGAAAACCTTAAAGAAGCAGATTTCAATATTGATATATTGGGCTTTGACCCATCTGAGCTTAAATCGGTTGATGTTGATTATTCGTTGCTAGACGATGAAAAAATTGACGATCAACTTGCCGACATGGAAAAAGGCGTAAGAAAAGCTATTCAAATTGAATTTGAATTAGAGCATTATGAAGAAGCAACCGAGCTAGTGAAGTGGTGGAGAGATCAACACGCTTACGTTGGGATGATGCTTGTTGATCATTTGCGTGAAGAAAAGCGCAAACACTTTGAGTCATGAAGTGCTTTTACATAATCGGCTATCACGGTTGCGGCAAAACTACTCAGGCTAATTTACTTGAGACGGTTTACCCGCATTACAACTATCTTGGCGGCAAATCCGGCTTGGACGCAGTTGGTAGCGTCAGGGAATTGATGACTTTGGTACGACAAAGCGCGTCCGATATGGTGATACACGGCTGTATCTTTCAAACAGAGCCGACAATTGAAAGGCTATCCAGAGCAACAGACTTGCGGCTTATTGTGCTTTATTCAATGCCGGACGTAGTAAAGCAGCGCACTTTGGCGAGGGGGGCGAAAGAATACAACCCCGCAAAATTTAAAGTGCATTATTCTTTCATTAAAAAATTGCCTGAATTCAAAAAAAAATACCGATTTAGACTACACGTTGTAGACAATAACGCAAGCATTGAGCAAGTTCATGCCGAATTGAGGGCTATATGTGCGCAATCATAGGGTTTGTTTGTTCTGAGCCTAATACGCAATCTATAAGCACATTAAAAAAACTGTTTATAGAGTCAAAAATCAGAGGTATGCACGCTTACGGGTTTTCGGCTATTCAAGACGGTAAGCTAAATGAATACAAAAGCAATTCGCTAAAGGCTTTGCTAGACAAAATAGACCGTCCAACGATGCTGATTGGTCATTGTAGGTATAGCACAAGCGGCGATTACAAAGACATGGACAACAATCAGCCTATTGCTTATGGCGATGAAAGGCTTGTTTTTAACGGCGTAATAGATATGCGAACAAAAGCCGAAATGGAAGTTGCTTATCAAATCAAAATGGCAACCGAAAACGATGGCGAAATAATGCTGCAGACGCAAGATAAAATGGCTTTACTTAAATCGTCCGTTACTTATAGCGGCTTGATGCTAAACAAACAAAGAATGGCTTTCTTTCGCAACGATTCAAGACCCGGATATGTTGCAAATCGACATGGGGCTACCTTCATAGGATCAACGGCAGACATACTTAAACGATGTTTATTGAATGCTGAACCGCTTGCCCCGCACAAGGTTTACG